ATGCCATTTTGTGGTCAATGCCAAAGCCCATCATGCCCAAAGCGCGCCCGAGCGCCGAGGTGCTGGCGTTCATTTGCTCTGAGTCTTTGGTGTATGGCGTACGGCCTGGGAATGGCTCCCAGCAGTATGCAATGCACGGTAGTTGATCGTCTTTGTCTCGCCACACTGTGCAACGTATCTCGATGTACAGCTTGTCGTTGACCTCACGAAATGTAGGTTGCGATTCCTGCACTCGAAGGTCGGGGTATTTCTCTAACGCCATGCGTAGCCGTGTTGGTACGTCGACGTAATTGTCCAAGTTAAAACTCATTTACTTTTTTCCTCCAATAGCAGCATCAGGTTGAACCATTCATCCACGGGCATGACAGCCATCCACTGTGCAACATCGGTGTGCCCAGGTCGTTTGCAAATGATGACTCCTGTGTAGGCGTTGGCGTGCGTCATTTGTGCACGCAACTGCCTGAAATAGCCAGCCCAATCATGGGCTTTACGGTCTTTGACCTCAATTACGACACCGGGCCAGCCTGTGACATCGCCTTTGTCATCGTGGGTACCTGCTTGGATACGGTCTGCTTTGATTCCGTACTTTCGTAGCCATTTGACTACTGCAAGCTCTGCTGCGTGGCCTTTACGCTTCTGTGGGCTTGTCACGCCAGAACTCCATGTCTCCTAGTACGTGTAGTGGGGCATCGAGCAATTGATCGCGTGCGTCCGCCATGTGCAAACAGTTAAGGTAGCCGATTGCGTCAACTAGTGAGTCCTCGTGCATTTTTTCGTTGTCCAGGCTTTTCATCAGCCGAGCCAATTTGACTGCCACCATAAACATGATGGCCTCTTGGACGGTCAGGTTGTGCTTGAAGTTGGTGAGCACACCAAAGATACGACGCACCATGGTGTAGTCCGTGAATGGGTGACCGTACTGTTCCATGCGCTCACCGTTCTTGGTGAGTTGCCATGCTCGATAGGCGGCATCGCCCGGGTCAATGTTGCTGCTCACTTTTTCCTCTCCGTGGTTTTGACAATGTAGTACACGCATCCCACGATGTATGTGGTGAACACCCCGGCAAAGAAGTAGTCAGCCCACAACATTGTCGTACGTGCTCCAGTTCTCCCAGCCGTAGTTTGTTGCGATGTGCCATGCCACCCACAAGTTCGTGAGTGGGTCAAACAGTTCTGTGCAGTCATCGATCATGCCTTTGGTTTGCAGGTAGCCGCGAGGCCAGTATTTGTTCGGTTGGCACCATGATGGCGTGTGAATCTGCATCAGGCCGAAGCTCTGCCCATTGTCACCAATGGCGTTAGGCAGGCAAGCTGATTCAAGCTCTGCGACCTGTAGCGCTAGCCATAGGTCATCAAGCACAAAGCCTGCTCGCAGGGCTGTATCAGCCCATTCTTGGCAGCCTGGGCCTGTGTATGGGGGCATGGTCGTTACGACGCTCTCAGGGCTTTCTGACGCGTCTGAAGCGGTGTCCAAGCCCACCGTGCCCGAAAGGGGAGCCGTGTACACGGTGGACTCGGACACCAGCCCGATGGTGTCGGTTTGTGGGTCGGACGTAACAGCCAGGGTCACGCCAAATAGCCCGGACAAAGCCAAGGCGATCACTGCTAGGGGATTCATGCGACGCTCGGGTGTTCCGGGTCGATGCGAGGCTGATGGGTCAGTTTTGATGGCTCGCTCCAATCCTCGTCAGCGTTGAATCGGTAACGCAGCTGGGCCTTTACGACCTCGCCTTCAGCGTTCCTGAACACTACCAAGTGGAATTGTTGCGCTGTATCTGGACAAAGCCCAGTCAGGACTTCGTAAGTAATCAGGTTGTGTGTCATGTGTAGGCCCCTCCAGAAGCCTGTTTTGACCTTAGCGGCTCTTTCGTCGCTTGTGTGGGATGCTCAATTTCTCTACTTTTCGTACCATTCCCCACGGTATGAGTAGCACGTTGTCGGCACCCTGATCGGCTGTGCAGGTCTGGATAAGTACGCAGTGGCGCTTGTACCGCTTCAGGATGCCCACGGACACGCATACCAGTGGCTGGTCATCAATGTCCCCTAGTTCGTGCCATTCGTTGTTGTCCAGGCTGTGAGCGTCATGCCACGTCACTTGGACAATGGCTCCGTCTAGTCCAGCCATACCACGTACTCCGCCGCTACTCGGCCTTTGTCTGGGTCAACGAAGTGCAGCCGTTGGCTTGGTATTCCGGTGGCTGCGACGAACTCTCGAGCGTATTCGTTGTGCGACTCTGGGGAGCCTGTCACAAAGATGCGGCCTCCGTTGCTCATGGTCAGTGACATTGGGGTGTGCCAGTGGCCCATGTAGCAGTCGTTGAAGTCCTCAATGACTCCACCTGCCCATGCGTTGACTTTGCGCAGGATGCCGAAGGCTGGCGTGTTACCGCCAAAGCTCTTGATTTCATCGCCGTGCACCAGTAGGGCCGTGTAGTTGCCAATTTTGACAATCTGATACCAAGCATCAGATGACTGCCAATCCTTGACCAGATGCCCAACCTTGTTGCGTGCAATCTCATAGGAGATTCGATCTACGTTGTCACCCTTTGGCATTTCGCCGTAGCGACCAATGCGACCATGGTTGCCGTATTCGCACACCACGCGCACAGTTTCAAAGTTGCTGGCAAGTGTGGTCACCGTTTTGGCAATCAGCCTGGACACCTCGAACAGTTGCTCGTATAGGTGGCTGTCCACCTCGTACGCCTGCCCGGGAAAAATGCCCATGCCTTCCACCATGTCACCGCCAAGCATCAGCACCGCTTCGCGTACCGGGTGATGTTTGCGTTGAATGTCGGTGATGTGCAGCGTCTTGTCAATAAAACGATCTATGCGTTGACCGCAGGTTTCACTGCCGTAGGACACAGACTTCTTGCCAAGCTGCCAATCGGTGCAGTGAATCACTGCGACCTCAGCCTTGCCTTTACGAGTGTCCTTAATCGGTGGCTTGATTTTGACTGGTGGCGTACCAAGGCTTGCGTCCTTCGCGGCCTGATACACAGCCTGCACCAGCTCATCGTTCTTGACCTTGAGCTTTGCGTATTGCTGCTGAGAACGCTTCAACGCCTCACGCAACTGCTCAAGCGTTTGCTCCTCAGCAATCTCGTTACTTAGAGACATGCTTACGCCTAAATCGGTACACAACGTTCCAATCGCACTTGAACCCATGTTTGGTCAGCAGCCGGGCTATCGAGTGATTGCTGTAATCCAAGTTGTAAATCAGGTCGTACCATTCCTCGCCGTTTGGCTGTGCATCAATCCAAACGCCTAGGTCGTGCAACCTATTTTGTCTTGGCTCTATTTCGTCGCGTAACGCCATTGTCGTGATCCTCCAGGTGGTTGTCAATCTTGTGTTCCACCCTAGTAAGTATCTTGCGGACGTATGCGTGATCATCAGCATTTTCTCGTCGGGCACGCTCAATCAGGATGGCTGGCAGGACAGCTGCGCAGATGATGGCAATACCGCTAATTAGCGCTACGTAAATCTCGGTCGGCATGCAGGCTCACAAACTGCTGCACTTTCAAGGGTACCTTGTCCCCTGTGTAGTACCTGATGTGCCAAGGCTCGGATTGCAGTTCCCAACAGAAGCCGTACCAGTCGGCGTTAGCGAGCATCCATTTGAGTCGATCACCGCTAGCGCTGCTGACATCTACAGCCAGCCCGAGGTTGTGCATTGATGTGCCCGGTGTTGCCATCGGTGCCATGCCGGGCTTCAGGTAGTACTTCTGCCCTTTGTAGGTGCGCACAGACGTAGTGGGAATAGGTGCTGTGGTGTATCGGGCCATAAAGCCTCGTTCCTGCGTCTCAAGGCTCCTGTACGTGTCTGCCACGCTTGTGGGCTTGAATGGCCTGATGCCGTCAGCGTGTGCAGCTCTACGCATAGCCTCCCACGCCTGAGCCGCCAAAGGATGCAGTTGCCCATAGGGCCGAATAGTTTTAAGCAGGTAGGCAGGCAATCGCCCTGGTTGCACGCCTCGCAGGTCAGCAGGTAGTACTACTGGCTTGACCGGGTATTTCACTTGCGTCCGTACCGCGTGTCTTTAGTGTTTGCCCAAGCGTAGATCATTGGCAGGACTGCTGCTATCCCTGCCTTTAGCGCGTTTTCTACGTTGTAGTTGCTTGTGATAAGCACGGCGGCGCTTCCAGCGACGAAACTTTTGGCCCAGTCTTCGAGGATGTATTGCCATCTCACGTTCAGCCTCCGAGCAGTGCGGCAATTTCAGCGTTAGTCAAGCCCAAGGCGGCAAGTTTGGCGCGGGCGGATGCGAGCGCGGCGGCTTTTGCGTCGGCAGCGGCGGCAGCGGCGGCCTGCCACTCGTTCGCTTCTTGTCCGGCGGCCTGCCATTGTGCGTAATCGTCGGCGGTCATCTCTCGTACTTCGTCACCGATCTGAATAGTTGGTCGTGGCATGGTGTGTCCTAACTGTTGGCGTATCCGTACACGCGGTAGTTGCCGGTCATGTTGCCGGTGCTTGTCAACAGCGTAAATGCGTCAAACACTGTCGTCAGATTTATTGTGCCGCCAAAGTTTGCCAAAAGTGGTGTACTACCATCAACCGTTTGGCCCGTATGCAGCGTGGCGCGTGCTAGTTGTGGTGCGTAGGCGGTGAGTTGAAAACCGTGGGCGTAAACGCCAGCATTGTCGGCACCCGACAAAATGGTGTGAGACGTTCCGGCCGCTACGCCGATTTGTGACGCTGTTGCCGCGCTGTTTGCCCTGTTTTGCATCGTGTAATAGTTGGCTGACGTGGTGTCGGTACCGCTAGCGCGCCAACGCAACAAAATGTTCATTGTGGTACTAATGGCAGAAATGTCCACCACGATTAGATAATTGGTGTACGTTGACGTGAACGTGTTTGCTGGGGCCGAAACGCTTGCCACCGCGCTAAACGCCGCGCCGGTGATGTACACCAATGCGCCCGACGTTGCCGGGCCGACGGTTGCCCATGCCGCGCCGTCGTAATACTGCACCACGTTGGTTGATTCGAGGTAACACAATTGGCCTTCGGCAAGCGTCTTTTCACCAGTGCCACCAAACGCCGCGTCACGCGCCGTAGTGTCAGCAAATACTGGCACACCAGTTCGAGCGCTCTGATTCATCTGATCGGCAGTCAGAACCTGTGCAGCCGTAAATGTTGGAACAGTTGTCTGTGCGTTAGCGCCCATGGTTACCTCATCCTAATACGTTTGTGCCATCAAGTTGACCGTACACCGGGTCATTCAAAATGAGCTGGAACACAATGGTGGTCGGGGCTGTGTAGTAGGTAATGCGATGCCCTGACGCGAAATTGATGTTGCCCTCAATGCCTTCAATGCTCAGCTCTGACGTAATGGTTGATAGCCCGGTGATGTCTTTGGTGACAGTGATGGTGTCTCCGATGTCCACGGTGGCCGCCAAAGCACGCTCAACGTTGTCCAGCAAGGCAAAGCTGGTGCTGACAGCCGTGAAACGTGGGGCAGGTTCCGCTTCCAACAGATAGGCGGCAAGCGCGTTAATTTCGCTTTGCTGATGCAACAGGCTGTTGGTGATCGACTGCGACTGAATAAAGTATGTGGCCTGGCTACTCAAATCCTGAGCCACTGCATTCTTGCCATCGAGCGCCTGAATGTAGGCACGATTTATTACACCATCAGCGTCAAACTCAATCTCCACGTTGTCATACGGTGTGTTGGTGTTGTCATCGGCAAACGTGATGACCGAGCCGCTGAGCGTGGCTCCGATACGTGGCTGGAACGTGAACACGCCTGCCCTGCTCATAAACACTCGGCCCTGCTCTGCCTGGTTGATTTGCGTGATGTAGCCAAGCGTGTTTTGCCCGGCATTGAGCGTGTATGAGCTGTCATGGCCCAGGTTGACCGTCCCCACGTCAATAGCCGTAGTGCCCGTGTAATTGACCTCTGGCAACGCTAGAACAGTCTCAATGCGTTCTCCCGAGGTTTCCGCACTCGGGTTGAACGCAGCCATCTGCGTTTGTGACAACAAGTAAAAGTCATCAGCGCACGTGACCTGCACTGTGTTAGGGCCAGCCAATGCAAATTCGTAGTTGTAAGCAATTACGTATCCGACGAACAAATACTCCGATGATCGGCTCAGCCTGACTCGACGCATAGGTGCAAGCCCAGGCTTGTCGTTGCTCGGGTCGAAATAGGGGCTGGCAGTGTCATACGGCCCAAGGATGCCTGTTTCGTCCGTCATGCGGAAGCTCATCGTCCCGGCACCAAACTGATCGTCCACGTTGCGGCGACCTCGCCTGTAGGCAACCTCGGTCACATACTCGGTGATGTCTGCGTAAGCAGTTTGAGGCCCCAAGCCATAGGTGGTGTTGTTGAGTACGCCTTTAGTTGCGTCATCCAACCTGAATGAGTTGTAATCAAAGCCTGTGTCAAGCTCGAGCAGGTAACTACCTGATTGGACAACGCTGGCAGCCATGGTTATGCAATCTGTACGTCAAGTGGGCCGCTGCGACGGTTGTACTGTTTCAACGCATTGACAATCGTGTCACCTAGTCGCTCATCGGCAATGGTGCTGTTGACCGTCACGTTGTACACAGCCTGCTTCGGCGCATACGCCGCGTCCAACATCGCTGGTACTTCGTAGTAGCGGCTCTTGGGGTCATACACCGAAGGGTCAAACGGTTGCACGGTCATTTGACCGCCACCGCCACCGCGACTACCACCGCCACCGCCACCCGATGGTGCAGGCAACGTCACTGGGGCAATAGCCGGGATGCTTGGCACTTGAATCATGCGCTCCACTCGATCAGGGCCAGCAGCCGTACCAGCAGCACCGCTAGCAGTGCCACCGCTACTGATGTTGAAGCGTGGCAGGTTGATGTCACCGAGTTCCCCAATGTTGACACCCGGCAGCAGGTTTAGTCCTTTGATGACAAGGTTTATCATGCTGACGTATGTGTTGGCGATGCTCTCAAAAATGCCAATAATGAAGTTGCCCATGGTGGCGAATGCGTTTTTGACGCTGCCAGTCTTAGCGACCAACACACCAAAGCCAGCCACCAACAGCGCCACAGCCGTAACGACCAGACCGATTGGGTTAGCAGCCATCGCAAGGTTCAACGCCAACTGAGTCACAGTAATGACCTTCATTACTGCGTTCAATGCGAGAATCGCCCCGGCAAGGGAGCCAACCACAGCCATGACCGCTAGCACTTTGTCAGTGTTGTTTTGTACGTACACAGCGAACTTTTGCAGTACTGGGAGCAGGCGCTCGAGGATGGGCAGGAATGCTGCACCAATAGATTCTTTCGTTTCGCCAATAGTCAGCGACAAGCGCTTCATTTGACCTTCGGCGCTGTTAGCAGCCACAGCTGCTGATCCGCCCACAGTTCCAGCCACAGCCGCAAACACCTCGTCCAGCGACGCGCCTTCTTTGATGAGGCTGCGTACCGAGGGCAGCAACGTGCCCAGCGCCTTCGTGTTGCCACCGTACGCCTTAGCAATGGCATCCGTAGCCGTGCCCAAATCAACGCCAGTGGCTGCTGCGATGTCGAGGGCCAGCGTGAGGCCATCCTGTGCCGAAGTCATCTCCCCGGTCACCTGGACAAGCGAGGCGAGGGCTGGGCGTAACTCATCGTCAGCCACAGCCGCCGACATCATCGTGGACTCGATAAACGCCTCAGCGACCTTGATGTTGGCTTCTCCAGCCAGCGTGTTATTCGTAATAGCCTGGGCAAGCAGGGCTTGTGCTTTTGCGTCCTCAATAGCGGCCTTGGTTGCGTCACCGATAACGACAGCCAGCCCACCGATAGCCGCAGCTGCCGGCAGGGCAGCCTTCTTGAGGGCAAACTGGGCTTTCGCGCCAGCGCCTTCAAGGTTCTTGAACTCGGCAACAGCCTTGCTAATGCCTTTGCCATCAAACTCAGAAATGATTGGGATTGTTACAGCCATTAGCGAGTCAGTCTATTCGTAGTCGCCTTATTGATTTTCTCTACCACTCGACCAAGGTTCTCGTTGACCTGATCGGCGTTGCGTTCGTATGAGGGCCACATCAAACGCGATGGGGCACCGTACAGTTGCGATAATGCCGAGGCCAGCCGATTAGGTGCTTTGCGGCCTGCCATGTCAAAGATTGTGCCTGCCGGGCTTTTCATCGTCACGCTAAAAACAGCCAGGCTGTTTCCACGCCTGCGATTACTGAACCGAGCAATGATGGATTTGCTGACCGAGCTTTGTGCCCACGGCATGAGCCTGCCGCCTTTCCAGTTGCGCGACATACCCGACAACGGCAGATTCACAACCTTGCTTCGAGCATCCTTCACAATCGGATCAACAATGGTCTTGAACTCTTTCTTGATTTCCTTGGCAAGCTCAGGCTCCATACGCTGCAACTCGCGCAACGTCTCCTTGACACCGACAACAGTTACAGATGTTTCAGCCACGTTGTTGTTGCTTTCTCGCCAGCAGTAACACGGTAGCCAAATCCTCGGAATCAAACTCAATGTCAGGTGGCCACCACCCGGTAGCCAACAGCAGTTCCGCTAACTGGCGGCGGACGCTGTTGCTTCCGTAGGGTTTGCGTGGGCAGTCTCCACTACCTCAAAATCCTCAACGGACACAAGCCAAGTGTCATAGTCGCGGCCTTCACGCTTATTGACGTTGAGCTGATGCCACGCCATAAACATGATGTCATCAATGCCGATACCAGCCTGTAGATCGCTGGCGCGGCGCTTGAACTTGCGTTCCCACGCAGCAGCCGTAGCAATTGTCGTTGTGACTTGCTCTGTAACCAATTCCGCTGCTGGTGTCTTGAATGACACCTTGATGGTTAGTTTCACGGCGTAATGTCCTCAACCAGCGCGCCGCCGGTGATGGTGATTTCTACTTCGGACAGTTCACCGACCGAGCCGTTTACAACATCGAGCGACTCGAGGTATCCGCCAGTGATTTGGAACTCTGGGTTGGTTCCCGAAATGGCGCCCGAAGTTGGCTTTACTGCGACGTACACGTTGGTGCCGACAAGGCTGGTGAGGTCAACGTAGGTGCCGGGCGTTGTTGAGTATTCCATCAGCAGCGTGGCGGTCACGGTCACGTTGGTGAGGCCACCAACGAACTGGCGACCAGTGTTACCAAACGAAGTTGAGTCAAGCGCCTCACGCGACTTGGTGACAACGACAGACTTGCATTGATCGGTCAGGTCTTTGATTCCAGCAAGGTTGACACCGATGCCGAATGTTGGGGAAGCCAGGTAAGTGGTTGCGTTAGCCATGTAGCGAATCTCCTCTACGTCGAGGGTCGCTGCTTACCCGTAGGGCAGTCTAGTAGCCCTAGGGGCTTACTTTGGTGCGTATCGTCAGCTCGTAGGCAGGGTAGTCAGCGCCACCGTACGACACGGTGGTTGGGCGTGCATCGGTCAAGCCAATTTGTGCAGCGCGAATCAAATCAATGTTGTCCAGCAGGCTGTCAAGCGTCCTGTTGTCCCCGGTGCCCAAGGCAGTCATCACAACGCGGAACTCCATGTCAGCGACCACGTTGGTTGCCATCATAATGGTCGGTGCCTCAACAAGTGCACACGGTGGGTTCATGTTGCGTGGATCATCAAAAACACGCAGCCCGGTAATCGTCTGCAGTTTGGTGACCAGTTGGTCGTAACCATCCTTGAACATGTTTGACATGTCAGGCCACCTGTGGCTTATTGACTCCGAGCAAACGCAGGATTTGACCGTAGTTGCCTGTGACCGGGCCACCTGTGGCTAGTGGGTCAAACGACGCAAACGCCTCCGTGGAGCCTCGCTCACGGTACAGAATTGCCGCGTACTGCACGGTGCCAAGCTTGACAGCGCCATCAGGAACGGTGGTCGGTGAGTCAAAATAGCCCGATTCCTCGCGCTTGCGATACGCAAATTGGTTGGCTGCGCTGACTGCCATGTTGGCTACGTCAAGGTCAGCACTCGGGTTGGTGAACGTGAAGCCGAGGTAGTCCTCGACATCGCCCAGGACAATCCATGAGCACGTCACCGAGTAGGTGCATGTCCCGGTGGCAGCTGCTCGATCAGCATCCGCCGTAGACAGCGCAAACAGCACCTGATTAGGGATAATTGTGTCAGTGTCGTACTGGTAATCGCCCTGCTGCGATACGCCGATTAAGTAGTACTCGGGCAACGCCAAAATCTTGTGCGTACCATTCCACGTGGCATTGATGCCGGACAGCGTGATTGACTGCCCTACCTCGAAGCTGTGGTTCTCCAGCAACTGAACGACGGCAACATTACTAACTACCTGTTTATGGGTGAGTGAGTAAGTTGCCACCGTTCAGTGTCACCTGGAGGGAGTGAACTTAGGCGATTTCAACGAACTTGCTGGCATCAAGCATCAAGGTCGCGAGGTATCCGCGGAACTTGATGATGCGCGACAGCGAGCCATCGGTGGCTTCGACTTGGATTGCACCCTTTTGCTGTTCGTAGATCTCAAAGCCATCGGCGGCACCGATTGCGAGGAAGTCGCTCTCGTATGGGCACACCACGACTGAGAGGCCGAATGCGTTGGCTGACAGCGTGCCGGGGGCGACGTTGCCGAATGCGTTCATTGGGCCGACCTGTGGGAACAGTGGACGGTCAGCGGTGTCGCTGAGCTGTCCGAGTGCACCCCAGAACGAAGGCGATGCGAAAAGGTGGGTTGGCAGGTGCGTGCTGGCGTTGAGGATGGTCTGCGACGCGCCGTAGATCCATGCTGCCCATTCAGCCGGGTCAGTTGTGTCAAACGCGGCGCGCGTGGTGGTGATGCCAGCCTTGAGCGCAGCTTCTACTGCGTCCTCGGTCTGCTTGCCGTATTCACGTGACATGTCATCCACGAGTGCACCCAAGACTTCGGGTTCGCTCCAGTCAATGTCCTCCTCGGACAACTTGACGTAACCGCCGTACACAGCCTTGGTGACGTTTTCCTTGGCAACGACAAACGTGCCTGCATCAAGCGGCTGGTTTTCGCCATTGCTCAAACCAATCGTGGTGTGCGTGGTCACCTTTGGGCGCGAGAACACTTTGCCGCCACCGGGCATTGCGCGTGCACCAATTGCATCGATGACTGGGCGACGACCAATCAGGTTGTTGTACACCGGGCCGAGGATTGGCGTTGGCAAAAGGCCAGGCGTGTCAGTCGTGACAACATCAGGTGCAGCAGCCTTCAGATTGGCGAGGAACTCGGCAGCAACTGCGCCACCCTGGCACAGCTTGCTGATGTATTCGCCAGCGGTTGGCATGACGAATTCTTTCTTTGGTGCAGCGAACAGCATTTGTGGTGCTGGTGCTGGTGCTTCTACGGATGCTTCGACCTTGACTTCGGACATTGTGGTTGTCTCCTCTTGTGGTTCGGTCGCTGCAACCTCTGTAATCATAGCGCCCTTGAATGCAGGTGCCGTGACAAGTGATAATTCTACCCAGTTGGCCTTTTTGATGACCATGGTGCCGTTGTCGTCGTAAGAAGCGTCAACTACGTCAACGCCTACTGATACCGAGTCAACTGCCTCGTCTTTGATTAGCTCGAGCATGTCGTTGCCTTCGCTGGTGGCGCTGATTCGGGCCGTAAATAGCATGCCTTCCTCGGAGTCCAGTCGCCCGGTGACCACGCCTACTGGCTGCTCGGAATCGTGGTACTTGAGCAGCTTGGGCTTCTTGCCAGTGATTGGCAGTGAGCCGCGCTCAAAACGAACTCGAGTTCCGTCGCTGACGGTGGCTTCGGTGTTCCAAGGTACGGCAACACCACTGATCGAGCGTGGTGACTCGCCATCCTCAGCCAGGACAAATGTGTTTTGTGCAGTTAGGCGAATCATAAATCCTCGTTTTCTGTGTCTGGTAGCTCCCGAGTCGGTGCAGCGTTGTCCGACTCGGGAGACATTTCGTATTCCTCCAAGTATGTGTCAATGTCCAAATAAATGTAACGGCCTCGTGGCGTGATGTTGTTCATGCTCAATGTCTGCTCGATGCAGTCAATGAATGGTTTGGCACCGAATAGGTAAAGGTCTTGGCGTGCCTGTTGTGCATTTTGGTAGGTCATGCCGGAGCCGCTTGGCGCACCCACCAGGTAAGGCGGAATGTTGGCGATGCGTGCCATCTCCAACGCCTGATAGGTGCGTGCTTCCGTCAACTGCAACTTGCTTGGATCCATGTAGGACTCTTTCCAGTCCACGTACTGGTTCAACGCAGCAATCGCATTGTTGTTTCGTGCAGCTGCAAAGCCAGCAGCAAGCTCGGACAATTCCTCGGCGCTCAATGGCTCGCCTTCGGTCTGCTTGAGCACACCTGCCGGGGTTTGATTTTTGGCAAAGCGCTCAGCGCTGGTGTCTAGGTTGATGTTGGTGCGAATTGATCGAGCGCCCATCGTAAGCAAGCCTTGGATTGGGCTGAGGAATTGCACGACATCGTTCGGGTCAAGCCTGTAACCGTTGAAATAGACCTCTTTGCTAGGGCCGAACCATTGTGGCCCGGCTTGGTCGCGTGTCTGTACGTCAGCTGCTGGAATCCACGTAAAGGTTGCTGGGAAGCCGTTACCGAAGCGGCTAGTCACAATCCAGAAGGCGCGTCCGTAAAACAGCAAGTCATCAGTTGTCCATGACATGATGAAGTTGCGTGTGACGTTCGGGTCGGGCTGGTGGAACCATGTGTCATCGGGCAGGTCAATTTCCTCGTAATCGTCATCCATCCACTGCTTGGCGTACTGATGAATTTCAAGGCAGCCAACCATCGAGCAAATCAGGTCACGTGCCCGGCTGATGGTGGGAATCTGGATAGCAGCCGACCTATTGAAGTCGGTCGTATAGGTCATAAAGTTGCCGACCAGCGGATTGCCAGCAGCGCCAGCTGCACCTATCTGTGCGTTTGTGTTGTTAGCGACTGCGCGCTTCAGTGAGAATGCCATCGTGGCATCAGTCTAGGCACTCGAAGCAATCATGGGTCGGTTCACCATCGGTCGCGGCTTGGCGCACATACCGACAGCCCACACCAAACACCGGGCTAACTCAATTGGGCCACTCGACTTCTGTGATGACAACGCAATAGCGCCCGGAGTCTTGACCGCAACAGCACGCCCAACATGCTCAGCCAACATCGTCTCACCAGTGTGATTGACGCGGCCCTCATTGATGAGGTTCTTGACCATTGACGTGTAGCGGCCTATCTCCTGATAGCCGACCAGCACCCTGCGACGTTGCAGATCGGAGGGGCAGTTGGTGTCCAGTGTCGGCGTGATAGCAACTTGCAAACCTGAGTTGGAGGCCAACTGGGCACGAATGTTATCCCACACCTGTGTCACGGTTTCGCACATGAATGCGACAGTCGCACAAAGTATCCCAGCAGTATTCGCGTTCACACGTACCGCCACGTACCTGCCATCGTCGAGCGATACTTCTACGGCGAGCACGCCACCGG